TGTTGATCTTGCTGCGCTTTAGCTAGTAACGCCTCTTCAATACTAATTGCCATTACTATACTTTGACTTTAATATTACTAGTTTAACTAATAAAGATTAAGTCCTCTTCAATCAATTGATCCCAGTTAACTCTTGGAATATTCTCAAGCTGTTTGAGATTGGCAAAGCGCTCTCCGCTTAGAGACATACGTAGCTCAACAATCTTTTTAGCTGTAGCAAATCCTACGCCTGGTAGACGTTTAGCAATCTGCTCTGCTTGCGCTGCATTCAGATTTAATCGCATATCTTCAATAGGAACAATTGGATCAGGCAATGGCTCTTCAGGAAGCTCTTGCTCTAGTTGTGCAATCTTGACCATTCGACCTTTTTCTCGGTCATAAGGAACAAGTTGATCCAGTGTCATAAACGTGACGTTACCTCCAGCATCTTTAACCATCGCAAATTCTTTATCGTGAGTACTGATAAACTCAACTAGTTTGCCAGTCTTACTATCTTGAAATAACTTTTGATCGGACATATTTTTTGGGGTATTCCTTTTCATATTATAGGCACAAAAAAAGCGCCTCATAAGAGACGCTTTAGTAATCTGATTATTATTATCAGGTGCCTTGACCAGCTTCAATTCCATAAGGAATGTGAGCGTCACTGGTGTCAGGAGCAGGGGCGGGACGGTAGTAGCAGATCTCGACCAAGATGGCAGAGGGGCTCTTACGGTCTGCACCAGCAGAAGGGTTCTGCTCAGCAGTGAAGTTGGCAGAAGTGATGACTTGAACAGCGGTGTCAGCAGAGGTGCTAACAGCAGTGCCATTGACAATGCCCAGCATTGCGGAGGCAGCGCCATTCGCAGGGAAGAACTTGTCAGAGCCTGCAGTCAGAGTTACTTCACTACCAGTGTCACCAGGAGCGTTACTACCAAGAGCAACGATCTTGACGGTGTTACCGGATGCAGCAGCTTTGACGCCAGGTGCGTTCAATGCAGTGCGATAAACAACGGAATCCTTAGGGATCACGAATGCTTTATCGGTACGGGGCTTGTCATCCTGACGGAGGTCAGGGGACAGAACCTTCAAGTTGTAGGTGCCAGCCGACAAAACACCACCGGAAAGAGTTCCAGCGTTATCGGGATCTAGGACGAGTGCACCGACGACGCGGTAGAACTCAACACCTGGGAGAGCCTCAACACCCTGTTCGCGATATGCGTTCAGGTGGGCTACATAATTACCGGGAAAAATTACGGACATAGTTAGTTAGCTCCTATCAATATACGAAAGAGTAACCAACCGTAATGAAATCGCGATTAAGCGTTTCAAAACCGGCAAACAGCGACCAGATCATGATGATGAAACGGCTGAAGTCGTCGTTGTTGTTCAACAGAATCTGTGCGTTGTTACCACCAATACCCACACCCACGGCCTGAGGACCGAAGAAGACAAGTTGCGAAGCTGTGTAATCAGCAGCGCCACCGGCCTCATCAGTTACAACCAGGTTGTAAGTAGTTTCTGGCAGGTTGGTGGACTCGAACCAACGGACACCCTCAAAGAGGAAGCCAGTAGGCATAACGGGCTGACCGGCAACAAAGCCAGCTTGACCGTAAGCAGGACCCATGCCTTGGTAGAAGTTGGCATTAGGTGCTTCACCAGGGTTCATAGGATTAACAATCCCTTGACCTGGATAACGTGCGATTTCGCGGAAGTCGGCGTTCTGACGCAGGTGCATCATTGCGGTCGGATCCACGATGCAACGGTAGTAACCATCAGCGAAGGTAGGAACGTTGCGCTTACGCATGTCCTTGACCACTTCGAGGAGGTCAGTCTTGACATCGAATTTTGCGGACTCGCCAGCGGCGTAAGTCACACCCAGGGTGCCACCAGCACCGCCCTTGGCCTTACCGCCGGGCAGGTAGTAACCACCTTGATCTTTGCTGGCTTGACCAGCAGCTTCTGCCTTCAGCAGTTCGTTTGCGAAGACACGATCACGCCAACGACGATAGTCATCCAGCAAGGTCAAAGAACCGATGCTCTGGTGGAAGACGTTCAGGTTGCCGGTATCAAGCAGCAGACGCTGAGCGGTGATCAGGGTTTCACGAGCCACCTTGAAAGTAGAAGGCTGTGAAGCATCGCGAGAATCAGCAGGGCCGGTGTACTCACGAAGAGTAACGAGCACTTTGTCCTTAACGATGTTGCGTGCGGAGGCGGATCCAAGTGTTTGATCGGCAGTCCGCTCACGGGACTCCTTAGTACCAGGCTTGCCCCAGAAGCGATACCGGTCTAACTGAACAGTTTGACCAGGTTGCTTGGAGAAGTCATGAACAACTACGGGCTCAACTGCCATCTCAATGATGTAGGCAGGATGAGGACGGTAAAGTTCTGCACCAAGAAGCTTCGGAAAATCATTATCAATCCACATAGGATCGTAACTCCGTAAGCTAAAAAAGTTATAAGTGACTTCGACTTAGTCACATATAACGATAGTACTTGTTATTGCTATACTTTTAACTATATACCCCAATATTTTGTGGTTATGGAATTTATTGACGATAAAATTTGGACACCTATTCACTTATTGCCTGGATATGAGTGCTGTATTGAATACTATATAAACTCAGTAGGTGAAATAAAAAGTACAAAAGGCAAGTCTGAAAAGCTACTTAAACAACGGAAGAATAAGAATGGATATATGCAAGTAAATTTGACGCAGCGTATCGGTCGCAAGAGAACGATTACAGTCACGGTACATAAATTAGTTGCCCTTGCATTCTTAAAGCCTCCACTGACAATGCCTGGTAGAACAAAAGCATGCAGTCGTGTAGCGCATGTTGATGGGCATAAACATAACAACTCTGCTTGTAATCTTAAATGGACTAAAATAGAAGAAAGTTGTAATAGCAAAAATGGCTGATAGTCTTATTCTTACTGGTGTGAAAGATGTACAAAAACACACCGGCAAGGAACTCTTGCTTACTCGCCCTAAGCGGGGTGGTGATACTCACAAGATCAAAGAATGGTGGCATGGAACAAATGGTGTTCAGTATGTTGACTGCACCATTTTTGATGTGACTGCCAAAGGAGAGAAGATGAAGCTTGCTGTGGCTTCTACAAACGGAACCTTTGTACGCATCGATCATGACGGTGAATTGAACTTTGCGTTCTATGCCTCACGCAATGTCACTCGTGCTGCTCTATTCACTCAAGAACTTCAGCTTGTAGAGCACTATGTTCTGCCCTCCATGAGCGGTGGCAAAGTGATGACTGTCACTCCTCATGGTGCAGTAACCAAGCCTGTATTTGTAATCAAAGAAGCAGTCAAGCCTGCAGCACCTGTTAAAACAAAAGCCACAAAGAAAGTAGTTACTAAAGAATATAAATCTGCTATCAAAAAAGAAGACTAGAAGCTAGGACGATCTGAAGTTCTCATAATATAATTCTTGTTGCTGATTGATTCCAGTGATTTGTATTCATTACCAATATCAATTTGAATGTTATAAGGCAATCTCTTAGTGTTCCGTGCATGAACACCGACATAGAAGAAGTCACGTGGTTTGATATACATCAAATCGTAAGGATGTTCTTCATGTTCACTGGTATATAAACGTACGTCTAAGTTTGCATCGTTATACATGTTAGAGGTTTTTAAGTTCTGAAGATCAATACTCAGGTAAGCATCTAAACCAATAGCAGGCAATGTAAGTGGAGGCGTAGCTGCAGAGGAGTATCCAGTATCTAGTTCTGCTGCTGCTCGATCAAGGGCACTAGTTACAAATCCTGTATCGTCTTCTGTAGCATTATCATATATATCAGCTTTTATATAACCTGGCTCCATATATTCTTTAAGAACAATGTCACCAATAATATTCAGCTTTACTTTTATAAAGTGATTCTCTACTCCGTATAAACCTACAGCATCAGAATACTGCAAGGAAAAAGGTACAACGTTTACCTCAGCGAGTTCCGCTTTGCTAATACTTGCACCTGTTGCATAGTTAAGTGATCGACTAGATGAGTAGCGATCAGGGTTTGTATTATCACTAGCAGAATACGTTTGATTTTGCTTTAGTAATTCTGTTGTGACGTCCATGTCCGCACTGCGTCTTTAACTCTATTGTATTAAAGATAGTCATTGACAGATTCTGATTCCTCACGCAAGTTCTTAAGTGCTTTGTGCTCTAACGTTCTTACACGATCACGGCTCATGTTCAGGACTTGACCGATTGCTGTCATTGACATCGGTTCAAGGATATCCTCACCAATTCCATACCTCATACTAATTACAGCAGCTTGCATTTCAGGAAGCTCTTCAATTAGTTCTCGGATATCATCTTTAATGAACTGTTGCTCTAGCAGCATTTCTGGTAGTTGTGTCTTATCTTCTAATAGATCAATCAATGCTGTATCCCGATTCTCTCCAATTTTAATTTCTAAAGAAGTAGGTTGACGAGCCTTACACATTAAATCTTTAATTTCATCAACCTTCAGATTAAGGTATTCAGATAATTCAAATACATTTGGTAACTGCCCATTGATTTGACTTAATTCACGTTGGGCTTTCTTAAGTTTATTGAGGTTCTCAGTAACATGGATTGGTAGCCTGATCGCCCTCGATTTCTCAGCGATTGCGCGAGTGATCCCTTGACGGATCCACCAGTAGGCGTAAGTAGAAAACTTGTAACCACGGCCAGGATCAAACTTCTCGACGCCACGTACAAGACCGATGGTGCCTTCTTGGATAATGTCCAGGAGGTCCATATTCCGCTTGGTGTATTTCTTTGCAACTGACACCACAAGCCGAAGATTGGCAGTAACCATTTTGTCTTTAGCTTTTTCTCCATCTCTGATTTGTTTACGTAGATCCTTGTATGGAATATCCATCACACGTGAGAGGTCTTTGGTGTCATCTAGCTGAAGCTCATCCTTAATGGTTTTGATTTCCATCAAACGTTGAACTTGTCTGCCTAATAGGATCTCTTCGTCATGCTCAAGTAAAGGGATTCGTCCGATATCACGGAGATATGAACGGACAGAATCTCCTGTACTCTTTGTAGATGCCATATTGTCTTTTCGCTTATATTTAATTCTATCAGCCTAAATGCTATTTATCAACTATAGATTCCTGCAAACCTAATACTTTCACCAGGATTATCGCCAGACTCTAGTGATTCAACTGCCATAGCTTGTGCAGCATGCTCGTTATATCCTTTCTCTTTGTAATTAGTTAGGTTTCGCTCATACTGTTCGATAGAGCTTTCGAAGTCTTCACCATGGTGAATCATCTCAGCTGCCATCTGATTTGCAGCCTGATCTTCGACACCATCAGATTTCAGGTGTTTCCATATTGCCTGAAAAATTTCAGGATCATTTGCGTAATCACCCGCTTTTCTGTTATTCACTTAGCTACATCAATAACCTTTATTTATTCTATCAACACTAGTAATTTCTAATTAGGACATCATTCCTTTCAAACGGCTTTGCTCTGCAAGGGAGCGACTAATTCCACCAACAACATTAGGGTCTGCCATTTTTGCCATCATGCTGTCGTCACCATTGGCAGCCAAAATTGCCATTGCAACGTGACCAGACTTTTGTTGATCAGCCATCTGTGCCGCACTAAGACCAGCAACACGTTCCATGCCTTCCATGGCTACACGTCCTTGGGTTTCATTGGTAATAGCTTGCTGACCTGCATTACTAGCTAGTTGCTGCATCTGCATTTTTTGCTGATAACCAGCAGCTTCCATGTCATTGGAGTACATCATTTCTACAATTAGCTTAATTCTGTTACTTATATTGTACGTAAATTAAATACGTCCTTGTTCAGGACCATCTACGTAATCTACAGCTGCTAATAGTGCAGCCAGTCCACCTGTTCCGGCTAAGACTTCACCAGCCATTCGTTTTTGAGTGGCTTTCTTTTCTCCTATCTCTTCTCCGTATTTTCTACCTGTTCTTAATAACTCTTGGACAAAAGTTTCAAGGTTTTGATTTTCAGGTCTTGCTGCAAGCTCAAGTGCCGCCGCTACATCATCTGGAGACGGCTTACGA